TTATGTGTCGAATTAAAATTTATAATATAACTACCATCAGCATATTCAGTATATCCTGAGTTAATAGATTGAAAATTAACACCCTCTAAACGAATAAACAACCTACCTGTTGTATTGTTAGATATATCAAATTTTAATCTATAATTTTTACCTGCTTCAAAACTATAATTTTGCTCTAAGGCTGTATTACCTGATGTTAAAGAAGTGTCCCAATTAGCAGACGTAGTTAAACCCCATCCTGTTCCTAAAGTCCATCTATCATTAGGGTCTACTTGTTTTACTGATACGTTTGATATATAACCCTCTGTTGTGTTATTGACACTTATTATTCTTAAAAGTGCTGAAGTAGGTGTTAAATAAAAAATATTCGTGCCTGATGTTAAATTTGTTCTTAATAAACTGCCATTAGCTTCAATAGCAATACCATCTGATATTATGTTTGCCTGTATTGTTACTTTATAAGTTTTTCCAACAACAAAAACGCTTTGGAATAATTCATTTGCTGCAGATACAGTTCTTTTTAAATAAACTTGTCCTGTTTGAAATTCGACAATGTTTGGACTTGTTACAGTTTTACTCCAATCGCTATCTGTTGCAAAATCTCCGTTAGTTACTAACTCGCTTCCTAATTCACTAAAGTTTCCGTTTTGTACTAACTCACTTGAGAAATATCCTACTTCTTCTATTAAGCCATCTTTGTTGATTCTTGTTGCGCCTGTTGACCTCTCGAATTGGAAATCGCCTTTACCATTATTAGGTAAAACTGAATGTAGCTTAGAATCGCTTACAGCACTTGGTATTTGTAATAAACTTGGTATCATAATATATAATTGTTTATATCGGATTCTACATTGTATTCTTCTACTAAACCTAAATAGCTTAATCTATTGTAATAATTCATATATAGTTCGTGGTTGTTGTAGCCTGTTAGTTTTGCTAATTCTAAGTCAGTAAGAGCTTCTTTAAATACTGCTACCATTTTTGCATTTCCGTAGAAGTCTGCTCCCCCACTTCCTACTGAAGAAAAAGCTAACACATTAAGTCCGCTTGGTACTGCACCACTTGTGTCAGTAAATACTTCACTACCATTTAGCCATATAGCAAAATCATTTAGCTTGTACTTAATAGCTATTTTTTTAAAACTTGTAATATCTGACACAGTAAAATTTTGATTTAAAGTGTTTGTGCCTCCTGAGGTTACTCTGCCTCTCATTGTATTAGATGCACTCCATTTAAAAATTACTACTCTATTTGTGCCTGTACCATCTGAAATTGATATACCGTCTATTTCTGAATCATCAGCTAAAGCCTTTATTTCTGCATAAAGCACTCCCTCACTATCATTAAATAAGTCGCTGTTTCCTGCATTGTTTGCTGCATCTGCACTACGAGTAACTGCACTTCCTGAGGTGTGTATTAGGCTTGTTGAGTGGCTTCCTACTTCAATTTGTGCGCCATATACAAATATACCTGAAGTTCCATCTCCTGTTGAATTATAATTGTTGTTGGTACTTGTAGGAATAGTGTGATGTGGTCTAATACCAATAAACCTACCTACTCCTTGCTGTAATTCTGTTGTGCTAACTACTAATCTATACCAACCATTTGGATATGCTATCATTTCATATCCAATATTTGTGTATTTAGATGTATTTGTAAATGTTGATAAGATTACACCATCTTCTAAATCAAAATGAAAACCGTTAGCGTTTGTACTTCCATAAGCAATAGTTCCATATCTAAACTCTCCTGCTTTAGCAAATATAGAAAAAGAAACATCTTGATTTGCTGTACTTGACCTTGACTTATATAAACCACAATTAATAGTAAATGTTCCATTATTAATAACAACTTTATCAGCATTCTGTATTCCCTCAGGAGATATAGCTTGATTTGAAGTTACTGTTACATTGTCTTTACTCCAATAGCTTTGTGTAAAATCTTCTGAGTATGTAGCTTCGTTTTGTCTGCTTGGTTCAAGCAAGATACTCGGCTCTCCGTTTGTGTAATCTATTCTTGGTATGTCTAATCTGTCTGTTGTTTTTAGATAGTCTTTTTGTTGGTCGCCTTTTACTACTTGTGCGCCCCATATTAATATTCCACTTGTGCCATCTCCATCAATAGTTGAATCATTATCGCCCTCTGCAATATAAGCTCTTAAATGTGCAGTTGTAGTAGTATTTAAATCTCCTGTAACAGAACAACGATACCAACCATTTCCTGCTGCTTCAATGTTTGCTGAATCTAAAGTTGCAGAACTACCATCAGAAGTTGTGCCTATTGTCCCATTTGATAAATTAAAGTAAACTGATAAAAAATTAGAAACAGAAGAATCAGTAAGCAACAATCGAACATAGCTGTATTCTTTAGCTTTAGCAAAAAGAGAATAAGTAAGTTTCTGACCACTTGATATTGTAAAATTAGAAGATTTTATAATATGTGAGCTTGAAGCAGTATTATCAGTAATTAAATGTGTTGCGTTGTCAGTACCAATAGGCGATGTAAAACCACTTGTATCTGAAGACCGTGTGTTAGTCCATTGTGTGAAATCTTCACTATAAGTAGATAAATTATAAGGCACATCTTCTATAAGATAATCTTCGTTTACTCTTGTTCCTGTTGAGTTTCTGTCAAAGTCAAAGTCGGCATCTATTATTTCTTTTATTGAAACGTTGTCTATTGATAGAGTTGTTGTTCCAACTGTAAATAAGATAAACGCTGTGCTTGTTTGTGCTACAAGCGTAAACGTAAAAGTGCCATTTGAACTAACTGCGCTACTTGCCCCTAAAGTTGTAGGTCTTAATATATATACTGCACCTTGACTATAATCAGAAATTGTAAATGTTATTTTATATTTTTTTCCAATCACAGCCACATTGAGTTGCGATAAGCCTTGATTTGCATTACTTACATTTGTAAAAACTGCTTTACCGTTACTGATTGTAACCCCTGTACCTTTTATCCAATTAGAATCTGTAGCAAAATTACCATTAGTTACTTGCTCTGAACCTAAAGCATAAGCAGGTTTTATAGAATATAAGTAGTCCTCAGCATAAGCTGTAGGTGTGGTTATTATGGATGCTTTCTTAAGTAAACTCATATCTTAATCTTCTAAGTTTTCTAATAGTTGTATAGTCATTGTGTTGTTCTCGTATATTTGCACTCTCCTATTCAAGTCAGAAGTGTGGTACTCTATTTGATATACGTCTGCCCAATCAATCGTTGAGGTTGCGTTCCCCCAATAACTCTCGCTGTATGCTTTTCCCCAATCTATTGTATTCGCCATCTTTTTCTTGTCGTTTTAAATATTGTTTTAGTTTTTCAACATTAATCTTTTTCGGTTTGTACATGCTCATAATTATAATACCCAGCTATGAAAATTAACATCCTTGTCAGGGTACATGTCTTCATTAGAGTTAGAATTATATTCTGGATATAATGTCGAGTTATAAGCCATGTAATCAATAAACCTTCTAGTATAAAACTCTGCTGTTTCTGAAACCTTGTTTACCAGCATTGCAACCTCTTCTTGTGTTACAGAATCAGAGTTCTCACTTCTATGTTTAAATACTCCTCCATTGCCTATCTGGTACATAGCAAACGGAAGATAATTACTTTGTGTAAACCATATTAACATTGGCTTTATATAAGTTGTTAATAATGATTTGTAATGTGAATTAACAGGATTATTTATATCGTTACCTGTTGTTATTAGTGTTTGTAGTTTGTTGTATAAATCTGTTCCTAAATAGTTTTGTATGTGTGTATCTTGTGCTACCTCAATAAACTGAATTACCTTATCAGCATCTAAGTTACCATCTATTATGGATTTTCTCTTTAAGTCTATTACTGTTATAAATAATGCTTTTGCCATAATCTTAACTATTTGGATAAGCTCCTGAGTTCGGCATATCTGCTGGTCTAACAGATACCTCTGAAGGATTATTAGGTTCTACAAATCCATCCTTTGTTGCTTGATTAACACTAATCTTTGCATCATCAGATACTTTCTTTTTATATACTCTTAACTCCCAGTAATGCTTACAGTTTTTACCACCCTTGTATTTAAACAGAGAATAGTTTCTACCTTTGTGTCCTAGCTTCTTGTTTACTCCTCTAAAACTCATTAGTCCAATATCTTCTTTTCTGAATACAATATTGTCCTGAGTATATAATTCCATTCTTTTACAAAACTCTCTACTATTAGGAGACTTTCTTACAGGCATATAAGCATATCTTACTTTATATATTCCTCTATCCTGTTTAGACTTCTTGTTAGGAGCAGACTTAATATCTGCCAAATTATCCAAATTAAAGCTCTTTTCCGAGTCGTTTACCTTTTCGGAATGTATAAGCTCCCAATCGTCAGAGATACGCTCTCCTAGAGCCTCTAATTGCTCCAAAAGGTCATCTCCTTCTTCATCACTAAAATCTGTTACTTCATCTGAGCTTAATTTCTCTCCTGTTTCTTCTTCTCTCTTAACTCTTGTAGAGATGTTGTCTAGCTCTGTAAACTCAATCGGTTGTAGTGTTACAAAGTATAAGTTCAAGTATATCTTGTTAAAGTTTAGTATGTCATTAATACCTTCTATAATTCCTTCTTGGAACGGTCTAATAACAATATTGTCCATCAATATAGAAGCAGTTCTTAACTCTTCTGCGTTATTCCCAAACCCTGTATTATCTTTTATCCCCAAAAGAATAGGAGATACAATACCATGACCTAACATAATCTTCTCTCTGCTCTCATCAGATAAGAACTGATACTGCGCATGAGCATCTGGTAAGTGTATAGGTTCTAGGTCTGCTTTAGTTTCTATAGATTCATTAAATGCTAAGATAAATTTACCTGCATTAGAACTGCCACTAAATTTGTCATATATCTTTCTTTCAATAATCTCTTGAGTTTCCTCATTCGGAATCCCATTGTTAAAGTTTATTAGTAAGCTAGGTTGTAATCCCTGCTTTATATTGCTAATGTGATAATTACTTACTTCTTCTTCTAAAGAACAGTATTGTAAACATCCATGATAATCAACAGGAGCATAATAATAAAAGCCACTTCTGTAAGGCTTGAATATATATAGCTCTGATTTTTCACTCTTTGCACCATTCCCAAATGTAGGGATTCTCTTAGGTGTATCGCTTGGCTTTATCTCAGCCCACTTAGGATGATAGTAATAAGCTCTAATTATTCCTTTAGAATCACACTTCTCTGCTCGTAAACACTCCATAGGAAAGTGTAATACTTTTATTATTTTGGTTTTAGACTTGTTGTATACTACTTGCATAGCTGCTTGACCTAACATCTTGTAATCATTAGATACTCTCTTTACATCTTTAGGTCTAATCAATACCTTAAACTTAGCGTACATTTCAGGAAACTCTGCACTATCTGTAGCCTCTAATCCTCTACCATAGACCATATCAACAATACCGTTGATACATCTACTGTTAGTAGGTGAGCCTAAATACCTTTCAATAAGTATGTCGAAGTAGTCGTTGTTTTCTCCATAAGAAATCCACTTCTTATTGTAAACCTCTTTTACCTCTGGTATCTCGTAACCAGACAAGTTTACTACTCTTATTGAATTATTTTTTTCTTTATTAATCATCTAATATAATATATTCGTTATCACTAGAAGAACCAGTAAAAGGCTCGTATTCACCTGCATCAATAGAATGAATAGCCGTATTGTTATAAGGCACATCATTGTCAGTTAATACTAAAAGTCTATCTCTATAAAAAAGCTTTCCAGTAGTATTGTTTTTTATCTCCATAAAGTAATTAAAGTTCTTCCTAAATGTATTTACTGTTGCTGTTACTTCTAAAGCTAAATAGTTAGGATATTTAGTACTTACTAAATTTAAAAAACTAGCACCATTATTGGTTTCTTCTTCCACAAACTTAACAGTAAGCTTATTAGCATCAAGAGTAATAGTTCCGTCCTCTTGAGTAGTGTATTCTACAACACCATCTCTAGGTATTATGTTAAATGTCTGTGTCTCTGCTGCATTAATAACTATCATAATATGATAACGTAAAAACTATTTTTTGTTTTATAATAAAAAAGGGTAGACCGAAATCTACCCTTTTAATTGAATAATAATAAAGGAAGTATTATTCGTTACTCATATTTGAAGTCTGTACGTCAAATCCAGCACTAACGCCTTCTCCAACTAAAGTACTTAGAACAAATAGAGATGGAAGGACTTCTTTTCCTTCGAAAGAAATTGTATAACCATATAAATCTCCCATTGCACCACCAGTAGATGTATTCACAGATACTTCTACTCCGTTTTGTGCGCCAGCAATCCTAAATTTACCATTGTAATCTTCAATGATAATATGAGGTCTACCGTAAGATAATAACTTTAATTGCATCATAGTCTCAGCATTCTGAGCCTTAATAACAAAACTTCCTGATTGTGTCCAGAAAGATGTTCCGTTATCTCTTGAATTTTCATTAGTTTCTTCAAACGTATTGTTGTCTCCTCTTACTTCAAATTTGTATACCTGTACTCCAGCAGT